TCAGACGGGCTTCAAAACGTTTTTGCCCACATTTTGCCCACATTCTTCCACGCCCGTCTCCACCTGCACGGCGGCATCGAGCAGACGGGCCACGTCCATAAGGTCGCTGTCGAACAGATCCGCGTACACGTCCAACGTCATGCTCGCGTTCTTGTGGCCCAGCATCCTCTGCAGGGCCTTGACGTTCGCGCCCGCATGCACGGCCAACGAGGCGGCGGTGTGACGCAGGTCGTGAGGCACCGGCCAATCGTCCCGCTTCCAGCCCAGACGGGTGAGCGTGTGCGTCCACCATCCCGTCTCGCGGGCGAGGCTCTGCTTGCGGATAGGGCCTCCACGCACGTCACGGAACACGCGCTCCTCGTGTTCGCGTTGCTCGCATATCGGTTTGAGCGCGTCCATGACTATGCGGGGCATGGGCACGTCACGGCGTTCGTGGTTCTTCGGGGTGCCCTCGGCCCATTTGGCGTTGACGTATACGAGGTTGCGGCGCACGTGCAGTATGCCGGCGTCGAAGTCGAGATCGCGTCTTTGTAATCCGGCCGCTTCGCCCCATCTCAGCCCGCAGAAGCCCAATAGCAGTATGAGCGCCCGGCGCTCCTCTCCCAGCTTCCGGCAGTTCGACGCTTCGTTGGCGAGTGCCAGCAGTCTGGTAATGGTCAGGTAGATGCGGCGATCCTTGCGTTTGGGGAGTCTCGGCAGTTCGATGCCGTCGCACGGGTTGGAGGAGATGAGCTTGTCCCGCACAGCCATGCTGCATATGCCCTGCATGATCTGGTATGGGCGGCTGACGGATGGTGCGCCGGACTTATCGATTATGCTTCCGACCCATGCCTGGACTTCGGCGTGTGTGATGCTGCCTATCTGCCGTTCTGCCCATTTGGCCTCGCAGTGGCATTTCCATGCGCTGTCCATGTTGGAACCCGAAGTCGCCTTCCAAAACGGCTTCTTTTCGGCAATCCACTGGTCATGCAGCGTGCCTATGCGTTGTTTGCCGCCTTCCGGGTCGATGTAGCTGCCGGTGGCCTTGGCTATGGTGACGTGTTCCGCAGCCCACGTCTCCGCGTCAATCTTGCGGCGGAAGCCCCTCTTGTCGGTTTGCGTGCCGTCGGGTTTCCGATAGCGGACTCGATACCTGTTTTCGCCTTTGGCCGTCCTGTATCTGGTGATGTTCGCCATGATTTTTTCACTCGCTCATACTTGTTTTCGGTTTTAACGTGTTTTAACTGGTATTAATGTGTTTTAATGAGATTTGACGGATAACAGGGAAATTAATAAAATATTCTCTTTACGCCAAAATCGGAAAGGAGACGGCCATGACCATGACCGATACCGGCGTGAAGCCGATTCCGGCATACGTGCCGCCCGAGGACGGCAAGCCACGCAACGCCGTGGACGAGAAATGGATGAAGCTGACCCGCAGCGCCCGCCATTACATGGAACGCAGGGCAAAGGCCCGGAAGGAAACCATCGATGGGTCTGAAGCTCGTCATTGAGCGCGAATGCTCCAGAGACCATCAGACGGCCCTCAGGCAGTTCCTGTGCTGTGAACCTGGAGGCCCCGAATGGGCGATGGACCCGCAACGCTACATACGTGACCTCAGCGTGCGCAAGACCCCGAAGGGGATCATGCGCACGCTTCTTGTCGTATCCGGAGATATTCCCCTGCATGATGACGTGGTCGGCTTCTGCGAATACGGCGTAGCCGTGGAAACGACCGATGAGCATGAGGGCGTCTACCAGATCTCGTATATCGCCACCGCTTTGAAGGTGCGTGGCACACATCTCGGAGACACTCTGCTCTCCTCGGTTATCGTGCGCCTGCGTGACGATGCCTGGCGTTTCAACCGCACGCCACTCGTGCTCACCCAGGTGGATCCGCGCAACAAGCCCAGCATGGACCTGTTCACACGATTCGGATTCATGGACGAGGGGCCGGATCCCGACGACCCGGAATACCATCTGCTGTCCCTGGAGTTTACCCCGCAGGAGCGCGGAAACTACTTCGGCAGCACACTCGCGTTCTTCTGACATTTCGGGTATAGCTCCGCCAGGCCTATCGGCTATGATAGGTAGGCGAAGCGTCCTCCTTTCTTGAACTAGCTGGATTCTTCAACCGCCCTGTTGGCGCTGCAACGCCGGCGGGGGAATTTTTTTTAATTGGTCGAATCATGTAGCGACGGTGAATCGATGCCGCAGAAACCGAGTGCTATGTGGTTGTAATCGCTGGCGTCAACCTTCAACCCGTCAACATCGGGGTTGTCTTTCCATACGTTGTTCAGGTCGCCGTTGGCGTATTTCCAATCTTTCGCCATTCCGTTGAGCGGATACGTCGTTCCATCGATCGTCATGACGACGGCGTTATGGTCCTTGCATTCGACGGTCGTATCGTCCGCCAACCAAGGCCAGTATTCTTCCGAATACCCGTAATCGTCAATGAATGACTGTTTGCTGAGCTCATGCGTTTTCGCGAATTCGCCGCAAGCTGCAGACGAGGCTAGCAAAACCGCCGACATCATGACCGCGGCCATTTTCTTCACCGTACTCATGTCCTGTCTCCTAATTTATCGCGCCGAATGAAAGTACCGATGGATTGTCGTTCGTGCCGCCCACGTCACAGCGGATCGTCTGCGTCACAGCGTTGTTGACGAGGACGTCGCTGAAAACGATGGTCGTCGTTCCGTCGTTGTTGTTGGTGATGTCAACGTTGCTGAACTTGTAGTCGAATCCCTGCGGGGCTTCGATGTTTGCTTTTCTCTTGCAGGCCGCTAGGGCATGTCCGTCCGTCACTGTCGATGAGTTGCTCTGAGACGATGAATCTCCGTCGTTTGACCACCAATTCGTGCACAGTCCCCAAATAAACAGGCCTATGATTATTGCGATTATCATAGAGCCGAATCCGGTCCAGTCTGTTTTCTTCTTCTCCATTTTCGGATTCTCTTTCTCTAATTGGTTACATTTTCGTGCAGCCAGTTCTTGTAATCTTCTATGACTTGTACGGTCACATCGAGTTCGCATGCGATGAGGTACGAGTCCGCACCGTACATGCGCTCGGCTATCGCGTACTCATGCGGGTTGATGAGACGCAGGGCGGTATATAGTCTTGCGCGGCGTTCGGCTTTCGACCCGTAGGGACTGCAGCCTTGGTCGTGGTTGTGGGCGTGCACGAGCTCATGGCAGAGGGTACAGCGTTTCTGGAAATCCAGCATGGTCTCATCGATAACGATGAGGTGCTTGGGTTCATAGTAGAAGCCGCATAACCCCTGCTGCAGCTGGCATTCCTCCACCCGAATGCCGCTGTTGGAGGCTTCCCTCAGGAGGTCGTCATAGGTGACGTTTATCGTCCTTCGCCCCCTTCCCTTTCAAGCTCCTTGTTCCGGTCATGATTGGCGGCAGCCTCAAAGGTTTCGGGGTTTGCCGCGAACTTCTCTGCCAGCTCTTCTCCGATGCTTGAATAATGCTTCGTTTTCTTATTTGATTGCTTGAAATTATCTTTGGACAATGTAGGGATGTCATCTACTTCGGAAATAGGCCGAAGATCTGAATCAGAGTCCTTCTCGCTTGATTCGTTGCGTAGACGAGCTTCGTTCATATCCTCATCGGAAATCACGATAGGCTCATTCCATCGAGGATTCCGCTTTGCTGCTCCTGCTGCCAATCTGATTGCCAGCTCATGAATGAGCTCCTCATCTGTGGCATCACGAAGAGCGTCGGAAGATTCTGATTTTCTCAAATCATCGTCATCGATAAGACCCACCGCGACAAGACCGTCGATAGCTGATCCACCGTAAGCTCGCGCAATCTTTACCACGTTTTGCGGGGATAACTTATCTGGGAGTTGTCGGTAGAGAGACGATGGGACGATGCCTGCATTGTCGGCCACGGTGTTTTGACTGTCGTTTCCGACTGTTTCCTGGTACCACTGTTCAATGTTCATGTTTTGCATTATGCAACATTTTCTGTTTCTTTGCAACACGCCGTGTTTTGCATTTCGCTTGACTTATTTCGCATTGTGCATTTTAATAATTCGCAGAACGCAACACCAAGGTTGCGAGATGCAAACCACTGAAAGGGGGTTGCCTGAGATGGCTTACGCGATGACCTTTAAACCGGATTTCCTCGAGCGCTGCAAGCGCATGAGCGGGCTGAAATCCAATGCGGCTTTCGCCGGCGCTATCGGCGTCAGCGAAAGCGTGCTGTCGAAAGCAATGCACACCAACATCGTCTCCCCGACGATGATTGTCGGATTCAACCGCGCATTCGGCTTCACGCCAGGTGAAATAGCCGAAGTGACCGAAATACCGGACAAGGATCTCAAACCCGAGGCGGTGGCGTGATGGTTAGGACCTACCGGCTTGGCGGCGCGGAACGTGAGAGGGCCCGTGCGCTGATTCGTATTCTCGGCATCGACATGGATCGTGTCAGATGGTTGGACGGCCACCCGATGACGGTTCGCGTGTTTGATGACGGCAAATGCTGGGTCGAATACACGGGACTCGTCGTCTGCGACAAGGAAGACATCGATTTCTGTCTCCGTGGGCTCGAGCCCGTGGATGTCGGGCCGGGGTCTATAGGGACAGGATCCGGGAATGCCGGAACAGGATTCTTCGCGAGGATACGCGGATGTCTCTCGATTTCGAGGTCTCGACCATCGCGACGATGACGGTGCCGGACTCATGGCGCTTGAGCTTGGAGGCTCCACGGTATTCGACGATAGCGCCGCCAGTCGGCGTCACTCGAATGTCTCGTTCGGTGAGCCACCCGTTGTTGCGCAGTATCCACCCGTCCCCATCCGTCTTATCCACTCCCCAATCGGTCGAGAGGTACAGGCGTCGTTCCGCGTCGAAGGACAGCAGCAACGCCGTCAATCCAATCCAGTTGTCCGCCAGCCATTTCCACATGGCTCAGATTCTAGCCACAAAAAAATGCCGCCGATTGGAGCGGCGGCGAATGTCAGATTGAAAGAAGGTCCAAAATGACTGAATCCAATGTACAGCCCTTCGAGTTCAGGGGCAACCCGGTCGCCACGGTGACCACCGGGAACGGGACGGTGCTGTTCTGCGCGAAGCACGTCGCCACCGCACTCGGATACAGCAACACCCGTGACGCAATCGCAAAGCATTGCAAGGGTGTCGCGAATCGCTACCCCCTTGAGACGGCCGGTGGAATCCAGCAGATGGTATTCATCACCGAAGGCGACGTGTACCGTCTGATCGCCAGCAGCAAGCTCCCCAGCGCGGTCGAGTTCGAGCATTGGCTGTTCGACGAGGTAGTGCCCCAGATCCGTCGTACCGGCGGTTACATTCCACAGGGCGAAACCCCGGAGGAGACGATGGCTCGCGCGGTGCTCATCGCGCAGAAAACCATCGAAGAACAACGGAAGCAGTTGGACGAGCAGAAGCCGAAGGTGTTGTTCGCGGACGCGGTGGCCACGAGCAAGAGGAGCATTCTGATCGGCGAATTGGCGAAGATCCTCAAACAGAACGGCGTGAAGACCGGCCAGAACCGGTTGTTCAAGCAATTGCGTGAGGACGGTTTCCTGATGAAGCGCAACGGGAATCCGAACATGCCGACGCAGAGGAGCATGGAACTGGGTTTGTTCGAGGTCAAGGAAACATCGATCGCCCATTCGGATGGTCATGTGTCGTTGAACTTCACGACGAAGGTCACGCCCAAGGGCCAGCAGTACCTCATCCAGAAGTATCTGGGCTGCACTCCCCTTGACTTGGAAGCGGGTGCGTGATGGCCGGTAGTCAAATCGAATCGTCTCTTGACGGCTGGCCGATCGCCAAGGTGGCGAGCTTCCTCGGTGTCTCGAAGGGCAGTCTCTACGTGTGGTCGTGCCACGACAAGTGGGGAGGCCGGTATCCGCCCGCGCCGAAACGCGTAGGCCGCAGGCTCGTTTGGAATCCACAGGAGGTCATCGACTACCGGGACCGGCGGTGCGCGATAAGCCGCAAGGAGCTGGTCTACGGCGAATAAGGGTTTCCCGGATTCAAAACCGGGAGAAAAGGAAGAGGTGCCGGCGTCGCACTGTCCAAGGTTCACGCCGGCACCAACATCACCAATCACATTGAAAGGAAAACAAGTGATGTCAGGACACAAGATTACCGGAATCCACGCCATCGGCGTCGAGATCCCGAAGGGAATGTCATTCAAGGAGCTCATGGAGCAGCTGCTTGAGGGAGGAGAGGCTGAGTTGGAGAAGGAGTTGGACGAGGAGACTCGCCAGCCGGAAACCGGCAAGTGCGATTGTCCGGCGTGCGATCCAGACAAGGACACCGTGGAGGAAAGATTGTTCCATCCGGTCGATCAGTGGCAGCACGCCGTCGATGTGGCCAGTGACGTGCATGACGCGGCCGGCTCTCTCGAACACGCGCTGTTCGAGCTGGGTGAGAACCAGTTGGCGTTCGAGGCGTCGATGATCCTCAGCCAGTCGCTGACCCTGCTGCGTGCCATCCAACGCAAGCGCAAGGAGGTTGCGGAATGAGCATCGAAGCATTGCGCAAGAAGCGGCGCATGCGTCGTCCGAAGCAACGCCTGACTGACGGCCAGAAGTCCATGCTCCTGCTGGCCCTCACGTTCGTCGAGGGCTGGGTGGCGGGTTTCGCGGCCACGCACAGCCGCATACCAAGCCCGGTGGGTACGCCGCAGTGGATGATCACCGGCAGTCTCGTACTGGCCATCATCCTGCCGCTGTTGTTCCTCGCGGTCGTCATGAAGTGGGGCGGCGATGGAACAGCCGAGTGAGTTCACGCTCTGCCTGCCGGGCGACCCCGTGCCGAAAGGCCGTCCCCGCGTCTACGGGGGTCATGCCATCACGCCGAAGCGCACCGTCAGGGCGGAGGAACGCCTGTTCGCCGAATTCCGGCTCAAATACCCGCAGGCGAACCCGTTCCAGTGTCCGGTCAGGTTGGAGGCCGAATTCTGGATGTCCCATAGGGGCCGTCCCGATCTCGACAATCTCCTGAAATTGGTGCTCGATTCCCTGAACGGCATCGCCTACGTGGATGACGCGCAGGTCGTCGAATCCCACGCCACCAAGCGCATGCCCGACCTGTGGGTGTACGGAGCCAAAGGCAAATACCGGAAACGCAAGAGCGGTGATCCGTACACGTGTTGCGGGCATGAGTACGAGCCACATCTCTATATCCGTATCAAACCGCTCCCGGAATGGGAACCGAACAAGCAAGGACAAGCATGATGCCTGACCGGCGTCTCTATATGCCGCGTTGCAGGACATGCGGTCCGCTCGGCAGGCCCACCGGCCTGGACGAGGCGGTCACCTGCTGCAACCGGCACACGAACCAGACCAAGCATCAGACGGCGTGGTATCCCACCTACGCCCAAATCATCGTGAAAGGCACATCAAATGACTCCATCAACCATTGAAAACACAGAGGCCGTGAACCCGGACGGGGAATTGCGCCAAGGATTGTTCGCCGCGCAGGCGGCGCGCATCGTCGAACTGCAGGCCGAAATCGCGTCCCGTCAGGAGGAGGTCGACGAGCTGAAGGCCCGTATCCTCGACTCGCATCCGGCCGGCACCTACCAGGCCGGCAACCTGAAAGTGCAGGTCAAGCCGGGCGCGCGCCGCATCAACGCCGGCACGTTCGAAAAAGCCTACCCGGCCACCAAGTATCCCGGAGCCTACCAGTTGCGGCCGCGGCCGCTCAGCCAGTTGGAGAAGCTGCTGACGTCGGACGCGGTGGCCGATTACGCGATGAGCGGCAAGCCTATGGTGGTGGTCTCATGAACGCAGAACTGTCCAGCCTGGGCATCGCCCAGATCGTGGAAAGCGCCATCGCCGACTACGACCTGCACGACGAGAACGGCAACGAGCTGACCGACGACCTGTACGTCATCCGTTCCGAACGGCTCGACGAGCTGGGCCTCAACGTCGCCAGACGCATCCACAAGGCCATACGCGAACTGGAGACGCAAGGCAAGACCGGCTTCCCCGTGCATTCGATGGCCTTCGGCAGCATGCCGGTAACCATCGCGAAGGACGGCGACCGCACCTACACGCTGCGCTTCGACAACTCGGACGAGGCGGTGGCCATCACACGGCTCAGCCGGACCGCACTCACGGACATCAAGAAACAGATCAACGAGTTTCTCAAGGAGGTGAAGAACCATGAGCATGAATGATGCCATTCTCGCCGTCGCCCAGGCCCAACAGCAGGGTGACGCGATACCGGTCGACGTGCCGCCCATGACCCAAACGGCACCCGATATGGGCAAGCCGCCCGTCACGCCGAAGACCAAAATCGGCACGATGGAGGAGCCGCAACTGTGGCCGGAGATCCGCCAGCTCATCGAAGCGGATATCGCCAACGCTCCGCGCGAACTGCAGCGTGAGATAGGCCCGTCAGAACTGGGCACGGATTGCGTGCATTGCCTGGCGGCGAAGCTGGCGGGCTGGCCGGAACGCCGTTCGCCGGGCTGGCTGCCGTTCATCGGCACCTGCGTGCACGCCCACTTCGAGCAGATGTTCAACGCGATGGACACGTGGATCGGCCCCAACAGTCAATGGCCGAATGACACTACGAAAAGGTTCGAGGCCGAGAAACGCGTGAGAGTCGGGCATCTGAACGGATTGCACGCTGGCTACCCAGTCACCGGCAGTATCGATTTGTGGGACAAGGAGACCCACAGCACCATCGATTGGAAGATCGTCGGCAACACGACGGTCACCAAGGTCAAAGCGCACGGACCCAGCCAGCAATACCGGGTGCAAGCCAGCCTCTACGGCATGGGACTCACCTATGAGGGCGAACTGGTGGAGCGTAATTGCATCTATTTCCTGCCCCGCAACAAGACCAGTCTGGGTGATGCGTTGCCCTGGGAGACGAGGTTCGACCCGGAGCCCGGCAAATGGGCGTTGAGCCGCGCCCAACTGCTCGTCAACCTCATGGACTGCGTGGAGCAGGCGGAAGGCCCCGACGTGCGCGACAGCTGGATCAAACAGTTGCCGGCGGCCGGACCCGACAAGTGCTTCTCTTGCAAGGGCCGGGTCTGGCCCGACATGAGCGCGCTCCCCGAGTTCGACGCTAAGCCATGGCCGGACGTTCCCGACAAATGGCTCCAGCTCATCCCCTTGATTGAACCTGAATACCAGTTCACCGAATAACGAAAGGAAAACAATCATGTTCGGACAGCAACCACAGCAACAGTATGGCTACCCCCAGCAGGGGTACGGCTATCAGCCGCAGCAGCGTCAGCCCGCCCAGTTGAGCTCGCTCGGCGACCTGCTCGCCGGCAACAGCGCCAAAGCCTACTTCGGCGCGAACAGCCAGCCGGGGGACACGGTGACCGGCGTTATCGAGAAAATCGAGACCACGCAGGTCAACGACTTCCAGACCAAGCAGCCGGCGTTCTGGAACGACGGGCGTCCGAAGGAGCAGATCCACGTCATCATCCAGACCCAACTGCGCGACCCGAGCGTAGAGGAGGACGACGGCCGCCGCTCACTCTGGGTCAAAGGTTGGGGAATCCAGTTGAAGGCGTTTCGCGATGCCTGCCGTCAGGCGGGCGTGAAGATCCCGAAGCCGGGCGACACCATCACGGAACGGTTCGTGGGTCTCGGCCAGCGGGGCGACGCGCCCCAACCGCCGAAGGTGTTCGAATTCCACATCGAACCCGCGTCCAGCGTCAACAGTCTCGTCAACGGAAGCCAACTCCGGCAGCCTGTCCAGCAGGGCTCCCAGCAGCCTCCCGTGCAGCAGTCCCAGCAAGACTACCCGCAGCAGCAGTACGCTCCCCAGCAGCCCACGCAGACCCCGAATCAGGGGTATCAGCAGCCTCCGGTCGACCCATGGAACCCGCCGACGCAGCAGCAGCCGCAGCAGCCCGCCCAGCCGGTACAGCTCGGCCAGCCACAGCAGCAGGCTGATCCGATGAAGGTCAACCAGTTGAAGGCCGTGGGCAAAAGCCCGCAGGAGATCGCCGCATTGTTGGGCGTGCCGGTCGAAGCGGTCACCGCCGTCACCGACCAGGCGCAACCCCAATACCACGGGGGTTCCGAACAGATGCCGGAAACAGGTGAATTCTGATGGACGAACTGCTGAAACATTTGCAGAACCAGTGGATCGAACTGGTGAAGGACATGGATTCCCTCGCCTCCGATCAGGACGGTTTCCGTGACGTCGACTCGGAAAGCCTCCAGCTCATGAGCGTGAGACTCGTGCTCCTGGGCTGGCGCAAGAGCAAGGATTCCGACAAGGACTGAGTCCAGTCCCGACCGCCGTAGCCGTATCCAAGCGGCCGGCACGTATGCAAAGGCGTGCACGGCACCACACATATTCACATCACATCAAAGGAGTTTCAAGGATGACCGACATCTACGGATACGCGGCAGCCGCGCCACTGTACCGTGCGGCGGGCTGGATGCAGGTCATCCCCCTGCCGGAAGGCCGCAAGACCCCACCACCCAGCGGTTTCACTGGACGCAGCCGCAAACCCGTCACCGACGAACAAGTACAGGTCTGGTCGCAGGCGACCCCGGACGCGAACACGGGAATCGTCATCCCCGAAGGCGTATTGGTGTTGGACATCGACGCCGCACAAGGCCATCAGGTCAAGGCGGACGGGGCGAAAGGCATCAGCGAACTCTCTCAGGAACTGGGCATGCTTCCGGCCACGTGGAGCAGCACGGCGCACGGCATCGACAGTCCGGCACGCCACCTGTTCTACAAGGTGCCCGAAGGCCTCGCGTGGAAGGGCGGCGCCATCGAGGGCGTCGACATCCTGCAACCCGGCCACCGGTATTCCGTGGTCTGGCCGTCGATCCACCCGAGTGGCGAAATGTACTGCTGGTACACGCCCAGCGGCAGGGTTGCCAGCACGCTCCCCCGCATCAGCGATCTGGCGACCCTGCCATGGAAGTGGGTGGACTACCTGCGCAAACCCGACAGCATGGCGAACCTGACACATTCAAACCCGTCGACCACTCCAATCGCCTCTAATCCGAGGGGATACGACGACCGCATGTGCAAGGCGGTCAACACGTTCCTCAACAAGACGCTCGCCAACCCGGCAAGCAAAGGCTCAAGGCATGACACCACGCTGCAGGCCGTCTGGGCGTTGGTTAACTTCGCGCAGGAGGGACACCGGGGGGCTCTCGACGCCATCAACCAATTGAAGCCACGGTTCATCGCCGAGGTGGCCCCCGACCGTCAAGGCAAGGAGCGTGAGGCGGCACGCGAATGGGCCAGCATTCTCAGTGGCGCGATGGAGAAGGTCAACGGCGTGCAATCGCATGTGGATCCGTGCGAGCAGTCGAAAATCGAACGCATGACGCCCGGCGAGTTCGACGAACTCACCCAAAACGCGGCTGCGAGTCAAATGGAGGAAAGTCACCCGGAAGCAGTTCAAAACACTGGAACAATGCCGGTTCAAGCCGGTTCAACACCCGTCGCATCGGTTCAAAACGGTTCAATGGAAAGTCACGAGGCAAGTAAAAACGCCTCCTCCAGCTGGCAGTTCGAAGACCTCACCCAGCTCGCTTCCGGCATTGAACTGCCGCCCACGCCCACCGTGTTCCAACGAGAGGACGGCCAAGGCCTCTTCTACCGTGGCGCGGTCAACGACCTGCACGGCGAACCCGGCTGCGGCAAAAGCATGATCGCCCAGATAGCCGCCGCACAGGAACTCAAGAGCAGCCATGATGTCATCTACATCGACTACGAGGACAGCGCGCGCAACGTGGTCAAACGCCTCCTGCTGCTCGGCGTGACCGGCGAACAGATCATCGGTCACCTGCACTACGTGCGCCCGTCCGCGAAGCCCAGCAGCCCCACCAGCCTCGACGGCTGGAAGGAAACCCTCGACTACGCGGACACGGCCACGCTGGCCATCATCGACGGCGTCACCAGCTGCCTCGCCTACGCCGGCCTCGACAGCAACAGCGGTGACGACATCGCCGCCTGGTACAACACCATGCCACGACTCATCAGCGCCTGTGGGCCAGCAGTCGTGCTCATCGACCACGTCGTCAAAAGCAAGGACAACCGGGGCCGCTACGCCGGCGGCAGCATGCAGAAACTCGCACTCATCGACGGCATCAGCTACTCGGTGGACATGACCAAACCAGTCGGCAAGGGCGTGCGCGGCACCATCGTCATCAAATCAGGCAAGGACCGCATCAGCGAGATCGAGGAGCATTGCGCCGTCAGCTGGAGCAGCAACGGCAGCCACCTGCGCGAAGCCGCACGCATCGAAATCAACAGCACTGACCCGAAACTCATGCGCGTGAATATAGCCAGACCAAACATGATGCCCAGCGAGGAGACCGCGCGTCAACGTGGCCTCGAACGGCCAACGGGACTTATGGAGAAGATCAGCCGGATCATCGAGAACGCGCCCGAGGAGCCGAACCAGACCGAAATCATCGAACTATTGAAGGATGACGGGTCAAGCGCGCGAAAGACCACCGTGCTCACCGCCATCAACCGGCTGCTCGAAGGCGGATGGATCAGCAACCGCTCCGGACGAAACAACCGGAACATCTACGCCAGCGTCAGACCATACCGGCAGATGGACGACCCGAAATCGGACGCTTTCGTGGATCGGATGAGCAGGGAGGAGGCGAGCGAATTGGAAGACGAAAACCATCTCGAAATCTAGTTGTTCCCGTTGTTCCCAGTTGTTCCGAGTTGTTCCGGGAACAACTGGAGTAGCGATGTCCAGCTGTTCCCAGCACTCCCCACCCACACTACGTGTGTGGGTGGGTGCGGGAACAACTGCGACTCGGCCCTCCGGAACAGCAAAAAAAGCACGTCAACGACACTAGTTGTTCCCAATCAAGAAAACGTCAGAAAGGAGACCGGAAGATGGCACTCACATTCAGGGAGCAGATCGAAGCGACCGCATGGGAGCTTGGCAATGGAGAGGGAACCACGCCCGAGCTTCGAAAGCGCTTCGATGCGGATTCTGAGACCCCGAACTTCGATCCGACCAAGGCGTTGGAGATGCTGCACATACTCCAGCTCATCAACTACAAGCAAGCCGGCAAGGGACGCGGACGCGCCCGCTGCCACTATCTGAAGAAACCCGAATACGGACTACTCAACCTCAATGAGCCGAAACCAGCTCCCAAGGACGAGCGGGAGCGGGAAAACCGCATCCAATGGGCCAAGGACTTCCGCGTCATCGCCGACTGGCTCGACGCGAACTGTTACACGACTGAAAGCGAGGAAGCATGAAAGAATCCGTCACCATCCAATACCGCTGTGAGGATGCTGACACCAATCTGGTCGAAACCATCCCAATCGCCTCCATCGGCATCGACCAGTGGAGTCAAGGCCATCCCGTCCTGTTCAACCTTGACCGGAGAGGACATCACGGCCGCCGTATGCTCAGCGTACTCATCACCGCCTGCGAAGCGGTGCTGCATGAAATCCAGGACATCAAATGGGAGGACTGACCCATGGCCGGACCGATTGACGTGATTCAACGGGCGCTCAGCGCACTGGCCTCAGCGGGATTGGGCAGCGAGTCGCCGGCAGAGGCGTATGTGCTCGGCTACCAGGCCGGCTGGCGGGAAGCGCTCGACCTGTGCATACGAATCGAAACGGCAATCAACAACGAAACGGGTGGAAACAAATGAGCATCATCAACGGTGAAATCGAGGCGCAGAAGCAGCGTGACCCGTCGTACGTCGACAGTGGCCTGCAGTGGGCGTGGGGACAAGGATACAAGGCCGGAGCGTCACGCGAAATCACCGAAGAGGAGATTGCCGCCGCCATGGCCGAAACCCGAAAGTTCATCACGCTCCCCGGCGCGTGGATGGAGAACATCATCAGAATCGCGTTCGACGCGGCAAGAAGAAAGGCAATGGAGGAGTGAGCAGGCCACGCGCCCGTGAACGCAAACCAGCATGGCTTCGCGCGTTCATCCCGAAAACGAGTCCCCTCGTTGTCACCGTCTGCGAGGGGTGCGGCCTGTACGTCATCGAGGATCGGGAAACCGTGTGGGAGTCGTGGGATTACGGGTGTGTGGCGGGTGACGACCTGACCGTGGCGATAATCCTCGGCCGGCCGTTGACCCGCGTCACGTGGCTTCCCTCCGTCGGCCACCCGCTGCTCCGTAGCACCTGCGGAGATGCAGGCATCAGACCGGACGGCCAGTATCTGGCCATGCACATGTGTCATCTCGCCCGGATAAGCGTCAAACCGTTCAAACCACCAAGCCGCGAGCGGCCGCCGGGCAAGCCGTGGGGCGGGCCGAAACTGTCGAAACAGGAGATAGCCGAATTCAAACGCATATGGAACATGCCATACAGCCGGCTCAAATACGAGAAAGCCCCAACCATGGTCGGCCAGGGCGATGAGAAGCAAACATTATTCTAGCCGACCAGCCGGAAGGGGCTAACGTGAACTGCCAGAACTGCAAAACGATAACCGAAGAGGGATATTCACTGTGCGAGTCATGCGAACTGCGTTTCGCCGGCACGCTCCTGCGACTGGCGCGCGACGTCACGCCGTTGCATGACTCGTTGGACGCGGCCCTGCATCCGGGCGGGCATTCGCCCACGCGAATCCAGACCGCCACTCCCCCGACTCCAATCAGGCTCGACGTGCTCGACCTGATCGACATGCTCGACGCCTCAGTCCGCGAACTATGGCGCTGCCTCGACGGCATTGACGCCCTGGACTGGCACAAGGATCCACGCATGGAGGACCTCGAGGCCACGCTCATCGCATGCGCCGGACACCCCAAACTCGCCACATTCGCCGACGCGGGCCTCTACATGCACGTCATCAACAACCTTGCCCGCAAGGTCGACCTCGCCCTTGACCCGCCCGAACAACGCCGCGAAATCGGCACCTGCGAACTATGCGAGACCATGCTAACCGCCGGCGCGGCAGACCAGTGGGTCACCTGTCCCGTGTGCGGGAGGGAACAGCGAGCTCAGACGGTCAAACTGCGCCGACTCAAGACATTGTGTTGGGATGATTCCGAGCGAGGTTCGGCGGCGGACATCTCCAAGGCATTCGCCGTCTCGGGGCTCAAGGTCAGCCGTAAGACCATCACCACGTGGGAGCAGCGCGGCAAACTGCCCCGTCATGCGGATGGATACGCCTACTGCGACGTGTACCGGCTGCTCATCGGCCCCGATTTGACAAAATCCGTTAGGTGAAGCCATAATATGCAGTGGCAGAAGTGTCGAAAACCCAGCTCATGTGGCTGGGTTTTCGCGTATCTATGCTTTGTTTTTGCGTGGCCTTCCTCCGCCGACACCACGTCCCGGACGTTGGGCGTTCCATTCATCGATGGTCTCAGGCAGCCAGCCGCGAGTGCGGCCTATGGTCGCGTCGGGTTCGGGGAGTTTGAGGTTGAGTAGGCCGCCGCTGGTGATGCCGAGGCGTTCGGCGACCTGTTTGACGCCGAGGTATTCAGTCGTCATTGTTGCCCTTCCTGCCAGATAACCCAGCACGCCCGAGCACATTCCGAACACACCTGCCGGTACGCTCTGGGATGCGATGGCCAGCGCGAGGCTGACGACTCCGAACATGAGTGCGATGATTCCTATCTTGCCGTTCATGATGTTCCATGGAATAGTTGGGAGTGGAGCCGTGGCTCTGGATAGTACGATTATCCGGAATCCACGGCTCTTGTTACCGCTTGCGCCGTCTGTTCAGCGGCTTTCGCGGCTTGCTCTTCGCAATCAATGCGACGGCCACGGCGGCGATGGGTGCGAGTGCCGCACCCAATCCGGAGAGGAACTCCCCGATGGCCTTGAGCAGCTCCGCGATCTGTTCCATGTTCACCTCCTTTCCTTGGCTGACATATCTATAGTAACACAATAACTATAGATATGCAAGCCGAGGACACCAAGACACGCCAACGGACACAATGACTGCGAGGCACACATGAGCTGGCGAGTCTGCTCGACACCCGGATGTCCGAACCTCATCGAGACACCGGCACGCAAATGCGACGCCTGCACCCGAGCCCAACGGGACCGCACCCGTACCCGTGGACGCAACCCATACAACACCAAGGGACATCAATCGTTTCGCAGGCAGGTGCTCGCACGAGACCCATACTGCACATGCCCCGGCGACCCCGAGCACGGAGGCTGCGGCAAACACAAGGGGCTCTGCGGCAATCCAAGCACAATCGCGGATCATTATCCATACGAAAGAACCGAACTCATCGACATGCGACTCAACCCCAACGACCCGAAGTTCGGACGAGGCCTATGCAAACAATGCCACGATGTAAAAACCGGCAAAACAAGACCAGCAGGCTTCAACACCAGACAATAAACAGGAACACTGTGCATCACGACAAAAACAGCCGGCAACACCCCCAGGGGGGTGGGGTGACGACCACCCCGCTTGGACCGCCGGTGAGCTGTCTGCCGGGTGCGCAGGGTTCAAACATCGCTGGCGGGCCGCCGCGAGGGCGGTCTCGTCGATCTGTCGCTAGGGCGCAAGGCCATGACGAGAGGTGAACATCATGCCAAGTGGAGGCAAACGAGTACGCTCCGGGCCGGCCAAGGACCCGAACAGCGAGAAGAGCCGCAGACTCGGATACACATTGCAGAGCCTGCCGAACACCGAGTGCCGGATGAAGCCGCCGGAATGGCCCTTGGAGCCCGCCGATGACGAGCGCGTCCGCAGGCTTGAGGCGGAGAAGTGGAAGTGGCTGTGGAAGCTGCCTCAGGCACGCGCCTGGCATCTGCCCCAGTTCAAGTGGATGATCCACGAACTGGCGTTGTACGCACGGCTTTCCACCGCATGCGAGATCGCGCCGGCACCCACGGCGTTGACCGTGCTGCTGCGCATCTCCGACCGCGTCGGCATGAGCGCCGCCGGATTGCAGGCATTAGGCTGGAAAATCGAGGCCGAGGCCGAGCGGAAGCCCGTCGATTCGGAGTTCACGCGCCGCAGGGCCAAGGAGCTGAACCGGGAATCGGCCGCCGAACGCTCTCCCATGGACGAGACGAGGCATGTGTACCAGCGTCGGATGAGCGGCAATGGCTGACGAGGATTCATGGCTCATCGACTTCCCCACGTTGGGGCATCTGGTGTGCGCGTGGATCGAACGTCACTGCCGGCAGCCTGACGGCCCGTTGCGAGGCCGTCCGGTGGTGCTGTCCGACTGGCAGTACTGGCTGGCGGCGAACCGTTGGCGCATCCCCGGGGACGCCCCATATGTGCCGCCCGAGGAAGTCACCGTCAACAACCCGATGGTACTCAACCAGGCATTCGAATACCGCATGACGCTGACCGTCGGACCGCAGAAATGGGGCAAGGGGCCATGCACGGCGTTCTTCACCGCCGCCGAGGGCTGCGGGCCCACCATCTTCGATGGCTGGGCACAGGAAGGCGACATGTACCGTTGCGCCGACAACGGCTGCCCGTGCGGCTGGGAGTGGCCATACAATCCGGGCGAGCCGAAAGGCCGTCGACATCCGTCGCCGCTCATCCAGCTGACCGCCAACTCCGAGGAACAGGTACGCAACATCTACCGTCCTCTCGTGGCGACGATCCTGCTGGGCCCGCTCAAGGAGCTCATGCGCGTGAGGGACACCTTCATCCGCATACTGCAGCCGGGGCGCGAAGGCGAGGCCGACGCCTTGGACCTGGACCGCATCGACGTGGTCACCGCCTCCGCGAAATCCCGTCTGGGCAATCCGATCACGGACGCCGAACAGGACGAGGCCGGCCTGTACACGAAATCGAACGGCATGATAGCGGTCGCCACCACGCAGCGCCGAGGAGCCGCCGGCATGGGCGGCCGCACGCATGCGTGGACGAACGCATGGGATCCGGGCGAGGACAGTTACGCGCAGCAGGTGTTCGAGAACGCCGAGGACGACGTGTTCGTGTTCTACCGGAACCCCGATCTCGCGAAATCATTGCGTCACCGCGACGGCCGGCCGTTGGACTTCAATCTGAAATCCGAACGCTTGAAGATGCTCGAATACGTGTATCGCGGCTCCCCGTGGGTCGACCTTAATTCCATCGAATCGGAAGCCAAGGCGCTGATGAAGACCGACCCTACCCAAGCGGAACGGTTCTTCGGGAACCGTCTGGTGCAGGGCGGCGGCGCATGGCTCGAAGACGGACTGTGGGAGAGCTGCTATGCCGGCGCATGAACTCTGGTTGCCGAACCCGCCAAAAGGCACGCGCGTATGCGCGGGCTTCGACGGTTCGGAGAACGACGACTGGACATGCATCAAGATGGAGACCCTCGACGGGCTGATATTCACTCCCCGATACGGGCCCGACCGGCGTGCGACCATCTGGAACCCGAAGCAGTGGGGCGGGCGCATCCCCCGCGCCGAGGTATCCGCAGCATGGGCGGAACTCAACGACCGCTACAAAATCGAACGCGCCTACTGCGACCCCGGCTTCCGCGACGAACTGTCATGGGAATCGGAGATAGAAGCATGGGATCGCGCCTACGGGCCGAAGAAATTCATGCCATGGAGCATGTCGGGCAGCTCCCGCATCGGAGCCGTCTACGAGGCATTGCGCCGATTCGAAGCCGACCTGACCACACATCGCATCACACAGGACGGCTGCCCCGTCACCCGCACCCACATGATGAACGCGCGAAAGGTCGCCAAGACCCTGGAACGCTACGGGCTGGCGAAACCCCAGCAGAACAGGAAGATAGACGCCGCCGTGACCAGCGTGCTCGCCCACGAAGCCGCATGCGACGCGCGAGCCGCCGGCTGGGGCGCTCGCAAACACAATTACATGCTTACCGGATCATCGACCAGAAGGAGGTACTGATGGACTACAGCCAGCAGGAACTGTCCTCATTGGCGAACCGACTGGCCGATAAGATCCAGTTCCGTCGACCCAGCATCGGCACCCACACCGATTACGTCTTGGGCAAACGCGGCAAGCTCAAGTTCGCGTCCAAGGAATTCAAGCGCTACATGAGCGACCGGTTCTCCGACTTCTCCGACAACTGGTGCCTCCCCGTGGCGCAGGCCCCAGTGGAACGCATCAAGTTCAAGGGCTTCGTCCCTTATGATGACGTGAAGCTCGGCACCGGCATCATGAAATGCCTCGACCGCAACGACTTCGAACGCGGACTTCAGGAAGCCGCGCTGATGATGACCACCACGGGCCGCGCGTTCGCTTTGGTCACGCAGGTCGACGGCAGGGCCCGCATCACGTTCGAGCACCCGGACAGCGCCGCAGTCATCTACGATGCGCGCACCGGCCAGCCGTCAGCCGGGTTCCTCATCCAGCAGGGCGACGACAAGGAGTACGGCACCCTCATGCTGCCCGGCTGGACGGTCAGCATGGAACGCAAGAAGATGCTCGATCTGACCGACCAGCGCGTGCCGCCCGACGTGTACGGCTGGAAGATGAATGACCCTCAGCCCACCGGTCTGGACACGATCCCCCTGCGCGAGTTCCGCAACCAGATGCTATTGGACAATGCGCCGATCAGCGACATCGCGCACGTCGAATCGATGCAGGACACGGTCAACGTCGTATGGGCCTACCTGCTGAACGCATTGGACTACGCCTCACTGCCGGCACGAGTCATCCTCGGCGGAGACCCGCTCGTCGAGCCCGTCTACAACGAGGAGGGACAGCAGGTCGGCGAGAAGCCCATCGAACTCGACAAGCAGGTGCTGGAGCGCATCTACCAGTTCACCGGCGACAACGTGGACCTGGGCGAATGGTCAAGCTCGAACCTGAACGTGTTCATCCCGGTCATCGAAAAAGCGGTGGAGCATATCGCCGCCGAAACACGCACCCCCGGCCATTACCTGCTGACGAACGCGGAGGTTCCGGCCACCGGCTACGAGGTCGCCGAAGCCGGCCTCGTATCCAAGACCATCGAACGCATCAGCTTCCTGAAATCCCCCATCCGCGACATCTGCAGCATCGCCATGCGCTACGAGAACGACGTGGCTGAGGCGGACATCATCGCCGACTCCAAGGTGCAGTTCGCGACCCCGCAGTATCGCAGCGAAACCCTGATGGCGGACGCGATGCTCAAATACAAGCAGCTCGGCTTCCCGATCCAATGGGTCGCGGAGCAGATGGGCCAAAGCTCGGACGAGGTGCAGCGCATCATGCGCATGCGCGCCGACGAGATGGCCGACCCCGAACTCGAATCGTTGAACCGTGCCCTGCAGATCGGAGGCGCTGATGGCGGTCGAATCTCAGGTGCTGGCCTACAGTCAGAAACGGCTGGCGACCTTGGAGCTGGCGGCGGACAGAGCCGCACGCAGAACATGGAACAGGGTCGACGCCAATAACATCCAGGCGTCGTGGAAGTCGATAAGCCGCGACTTCCTCACCCTGTTCTCCACCATCCAAACCAAGTCGGCGGAGACAGCCATCGACGCGAGCGGCATGATGCTCGCCGAACAGGGCGTGTACGTCACTCCCCATGCTTTGGCCAACCCGAACGCATTCGCAGGCTGGGCTCCGTCCGGTCTCGACATCGCCTCCTACTTCCAATCCCCCGTGTTCGCCGCCCTGCACGCGATACGCACCGGCAGCTCCCCGTTGGAGGCATTGGAATATGGGCGCAACCTGCTGGTCATGCTTACCTCTCTGGCGGTCATGGACACCGCCCGCCAGGCGGAATCACTGGACATCACCAGCCGTCCCAAGGTCGGCTACGTGCGTGTCGAGTCCGCCAGCTGCTGCGACCGATGCATGCTGCTGGCCGGCAAGTGGTTCCGCTTCAACGAGGGGTTCCTGCGCCACCCGCACTGCCACGGCCGCCACGTGCCCTGCAGCCAGGGCATGGCCAAACAACAGGGGTGGATCAGCGACCCCATGGAGGGTTTCAAAAGCCTCTCCCGTGAGGAGCAGGACAAGCGCTTCGGCGCGAATTACGCGCAGGCCATCCGCGATGGCGCCGACATCTACCAGGTCGTCAACTCGAAACGCGGCATGCAAAGGGTGGGCAAAGGCTATACGGCGCTGACCACCAGCGAGGGCACCACACGATACGGGTGGGCCAGCATGCAATACGCCCAGCAGTCCGGCCGGAGGATGAAACGCCGCCTGTCCATCGACGGCATCTACTCGCTGACCGGAGGCGACCGGGAGAAGACCATAGCCGCGTTGAAGGCCAACGGATATTTCGTGGACAACGACTGGCGCGGCAAGGTGCCCGAGATCCGCAAAAGCATGTGGCTGCACGACAACACGTACCGGCAGGGGCGCGTCGAACTATTGACCGCCGCCGAGAAGCGCGTTCAGACCGCGAAGCTCCGCTACGAGGCCGTATTGGAGGGCCGCAACCCCAACGATGGCCGCATGCCCCTCACCCCCGAAATCGCGGCCCAGTGCGAACGCGAATACCGCCGATGGGTAACCTCCGGCGGCCAGATTTTCCAGCAATGATCCAGCGAATCGAAAGGAAGAACATGGATCCCGCAAACCAGAACCAGAATTCGGACGACAACGAGGCCAAGAAGCCGGAGAACACCGGCGGCGAGGATTGGCAGTCGAAGTTCGAGGGCCAGCGGAAAGTCAACCGCGACCTCGAAAAGAAACTGAACGAAGCCTACGCCAAGGCCGACAAGGTAGACGAACTCGAAAAACAGATCGCCGCCCTGCAGGGCAAGGAGGCCGAATACGAGGCCGCCCGGAAGGAGCAGGCCGTCAAGGACGAGGCCCTTGCCGCCGCCAACCAGCGCATCCTCAAGGCCGAAGTCCGCGCCGCAGCCAGCGGCAAGCTCACCGACCCGGCCGACGCCCTGCGCTACCTCGACCTGTCCAAATTCACCGTCACGGATGACGGAAGCGTGGACAGCCAGGCCATCGCCAATTCGATCGGCGAACTGCTGGAACAGAAACCTTATCTCGGGAAAGCCGAGCAAGCACCCTCGGGTGCGAACATCACGCCGCCCAGCGGAACACGGGACGGCGACCGCCATCAGGGTCAGCTCACCCGAGACGACCTGAAAACCATGAGCCCCGCAGAAATCGTCAAAGCCCAACAGGACGGGCGACTGAAGGACCTGCTCGGAGCCAACTAAACGGAAGGAGGCCTTAAATGGCCATCACCAATTTCATTCCCGAACTGTGGAGCGCCAACATCCTGCTGGAACTCCAGAAGAACCTCGTCTACGGTTCCGCAGTGAACCGCGACTACGAGGGCGACATCGCCAACTACGGCGACACCGTGCACATCACCGGCATCGCGCACATCAGCATCGGCGACTACACGGCCCACACCGACATCACCATCGAATCGGCCACAGACAAGGACGCCGGCGAACTCGTCATCAACCAGAGCAAGTACTTCGCGTTCGAAATCGACGACGTGGAGAAGCGCCAGGCCATGAACAACCTGACCGCCGCATATTCCCGGGACGCCGCCTACAAGCTGCGCGACCTGACCGACCAGTACCTGGCCGGCCTGATGGCAGCAGACGCGAAGAGCAAGCTCGACCCGATTTCCGGCGCCACCGCCACCAAGGCGTACGACACCATCGTGGATCTGGCCACCGCATTGGATAAGCAGAGCGTGCCAGACGCGGGCCGTTGGGTCATCGTCAACCCGGACTTCTACGGTCTGCTGCGCAAGGACAGCCGTTTCGTCGCTGGCGCCGAGTCCGCTCATTCCACGCTGCTCAACGGCGTGGTCGGTGAGGCCGCGGGCATGACCATCCTCAAGTCCAACAACGCTCCCGCAGCCAAGGGCGGCTCTGCCTCGGCTCAGACCGATGAGGGCAACGTCATCATCGCCGGCACCAACGCGGCCACCACGTTCGCGGAGCAGATCGCCAAGGTCGAGGCCACCCGCAAGGAGAAGGGCTTCGACGACATCGTCAAGGGCCTGCACCTGTACGGCGCGAAGGTCGTGCGCCCCGAAGCGCTGGCCACCGTACACTTCAAGGTGGGCAAGTGATGGCCGGCAGCTATGAGGCCATGCCCTACTTGGGCGAAGCCGAATAACCGCATAGGGGGTGACTCATGGACACGCTGGCAACGGTCAAGGACCTTGATTCATACGGCATCGAATACGCGGACGAAAAGCTCGCGGGCAAGCTGCTCGAATCGGTTTCCGCAGCGGTGCGCGACGCCGCAGGGTGCCCCATCACACGCGGCGAATACACGGTGACCATCCCCGGCGAAACCTCACGCAGGCTCGACCTGCCCATGCGCCCCGTGATTTCCGTGAGCCGCGTGCTCATGGACGGCGAGGAGACCGGTGATTGGAAGCTGCTCGGCAACG